TGGATCTAGCAGCAGCATCGGATAGCGTTCCCGTTGCTCTTACGGCTCCCGCTATCGGTTAAGTAAATAGTATCACTCATCATAAGTCCTATGATCAAGATCACACCTGGGTGCAATAAGGCCACCCGTAAGTTCAAGCGTGAGGCACGTAACCCACGTCTAACTGCTCGTATTGGATGGCATAGGCCATTCAGTCCAAAGGTCAGCGTAGCGACCGTGGTTAAGTATTAATTCCTAAGGGGTCCTAGTGGCCCCTTTTCATTTATGACCGATTCTATTGGAGTCAAGACATGTCAAAAGTGCGGAGCCTGTTGGATCAACGGCGAGCACTACTGGACAGGAACACAGATGAAGGGCAATGAGGTCGATTTGGCCTCGCTTGTATGCCGAAACATCGGTGACCCTAGTTTGTGTATTAATCCTTCACGGGATGTAGAGGGGGGAGATACGTGGGAAGAGAGGAGAGCATTTCTGGATAGGGCTACGAAGTTCTTAAACCCAAAGGAGGTAGGGAGCAGTGGGTATCAATAGGAACAAGAAGAAACAGTACAAACCTACTAATATCCTTGAGCAAGCCCTCGGGTCAATGCTTCAGAGGAGGGACAGGCTTGTGGACCTGTTGGTAGGGGATAAGTACCCAGAGGAGAAGCATGGGGCTGTGATCCATGCCATTTGGGCAATCGAGGAGGAGTGGTTTGTGGACCCCGAGTTCCGAGATGAGGTCAGTGCTTTAACAGATGCCTGATGGGCACTGGGTTCTAGGCAATTACAACAGATTGTTACAGGTGCAGCAGATGGGTTGCACCCCCGCAACTGAGTGCGTCATATTAGGTGCATCGGAGGAAGAGCGGACCCGACAACCGCTCCTCTCCTCACCCACCGCCTGAAGCGAGAGGCCAGCAGGATTCCATCCGACGATTGAGTGGGCTTAGACATGACCGAGCGCCTGAGATAGATGCGCCTTGGAGAGCGGCCCTCGCGGTAGCACGAACCATCGGTCATGGGCGAACGACAGGGGCAGGCACCAAATGGTGATGCCTGTGGATCAAATCCAACCCTGTTGATTGGGACACACGTCCCATACCACTTCCACTAAACCAACCAAAGGAACCATGACCCAAGTCCTTTTCCTTCAAGACTCGATCACTCATCAGGTTGAAGCACCCCAGCTTCGGCACGGACGGACCCGTTGGTCTGGACGTACCTATCAGACACAACCCGCTCGTCAAGGGCGTGGCTCCAAGAAATATGGACGCCAGTACAGCAAAGCCATTGGTAACCCCAGGCTTCGCACTGCTGGCGCTTCTGTCATCTGGAACGCTGTTTGATCGACTTCTCACTTCCACTACCACAACCACACCTAATGGATGCATCACTCATCAACGTCTCGGGCACCTCCGAGCTGAGTACCGAAGAGGTGTCCCTTGACCAATGGCTTGTCCTTCGGGATCAAGTCGTTGGCCAGGTACGCAGGCTTGTCTACCTCTGGTTTGCCAACAAGCTTGGTAGCCAACGGGAGCTGGCTAAGCACCTAGGACTCTCTTCTAGCACCGTCAACTACCACGTCAAAACCCTCCGCTCTGCTGGTGAGCTGTCCGAGCAGCAGTGCCCGACCGACGAGCAGCGGAGCAAGAACGCGAGGTGCTCGAAATTCGAACACCCTGTGGAAAACCCCACACCCATTACCCAACCCACCGCTATTCCCACCAATGTCCAACCCACTCGATCACCTGTCTGCCCGCCGCTTCTCTCAGTGGTTCCTGAACTGGAGCCGGAGCGTGAAGATGGAATTACCTACGTCAACGGTGTTCCAATGGGCTCCGATCAACAGCGAAGCCTTGCCGAGCACTGGCACAACGTCCAACAATCTGACGCCCCCGAAAGCTACAAGCAAGCCCAGTTCTTACTTGGTCAGCTCGAAGTCTTGCTCTCAGGAGCGCGTCGAGATGGCTGGCAAGAGTGTCATTACTACTACCTCCACCAAGAGCTGGCTTCCTATGCAAGATCATGTGATGCAGCTTCAAGAGACTATGGAGCGAGACTTGAAGCAGAGTGTGAAGCCCAATACCAGGCCGCAATATCGAGAATTAATGGCGGAAGTGAACTACTTGGGTAGTCGCTCTGTCAACTCGGTTCAGCGTGGTTGGGATCAGACCTCAGTGTGTAAGCGTCCTCAGGACATTCCTGCACTGTGTGAGAAGTACGTTCCTGAGCTGCGCCGCCTTGTTTACCTCGGATCTGAGTATCACCCTCAGCTGAGCTACAAGAGGGCACGGTTCGGGGGCGTCACTGTTGACGAACTGATGCGGCATGAAGCTGACTTCATTGAAGAGATTGGTATGCGTACCGATTACACCAACAGTGAAGTGAGGGCCATGTACTGCACAGTCCGTAATGGTCTGCAGCACAACATGCGCTGGGATACATCCGCAAGTGCTACCCCTCAGATGAGGATGCATTACAACGCGGATGCCACCAGCCGTGTGTATGCCCTGTGTGCCCAGAACGGTGACACAGATCTGATCAAAGCTCTGCTTCCTGGTGACTAATCACTTCCACTACCACAAATGATCCTCCGTCCCTACCTAATCAAAGCCCTCTCCGGGGGGCAGATAACGGTGATGGCATCTGGTCAAGCTTCAGCCCTCTCAGTGGGGGCTGAGCTGCTGGGTGTTCGTGTTGATCAGCTTCGTATCCACCAAGTCACCGACTGGTAATCCCTATGCCTTCTGAATCCAACATCATCCTTGCCGTTATCGGATCGATTGGTCTTTTAGCAACGCTGGCTGTGATCTCAAGATCCAACCGCGCTGCCCACACCTACTACACCAAAACAAAAGGTCATGACCATTAAGTTCTTCCACAAAGCTGTTGCGTCCCTTGCCCTATCCACATCACTCATCACGGGTGGTGCCCTGGAGGCTAAGGCCACTCCTCAGTTGACCACGATGCTGTCCACCATTCAAGCGACGGGTACTCGTGTAGCCGTAGACGACCCTCGGCTATGTGCAGACCCAACACTGATGGGTATGTATCAGTTCGTAAAAGATCAGATTGATCAGTATACGATCTGCATTAAGAACCACAAGGGCAATAACGCAGAGCTGTACGACACGGTTCTGCATGAGGCTGTTCATGTGGTCCAAGCCTGTAAAGGCGGACCCATCTACAGCACCGTCTCGATTATCGAGGCGGCTAAGGCCCATGAGATCCAAACCGTTGGGTCTCAGTATCCCAACCAACAGTTCAACGTTGAGCTGGAGGCACGGGTCATTGCTCGTGAACAGGACGAGGTGTTTATCACCAGCCTCCTTAAGGAGCATTGCTTTAAGTAATCACTTCCACTACCACAACCACCATGAACGACTTGAACCTCATCTCCCGACAACTGGAGAGAGAGTTAGGCCAGCAACAAGAGGCACAGGCTCGCCTCGCAGCTCGAACACTCGAAGCTGAGCAGAAAAGCTACGCCTCATCCACGGTGTATGGACAGGCAGCCCTCAAGGGTTATGCCTTAGCCATTGCCGAGCGTATGCGTAAGAAGCTTGTATCCCTGGGACGAGGTAAGGGGGCAGTGGATGGGGCCTCCGTCTACTACCGCCTTAAGGAAGCAAGCATGGAGCATGTAGCAGTGGTAGCCCTTAAGGCTGCGCTGGACATGCTTGGCAAGCATGTATCCCCCACTGTTGTGGAACTAACCACGGCTATGGGAGCTGCCATCGAAACAGAGTTACGGATCAGCTGGTACCAACAGCAAGATCCAGAGCTGTTCAAGCATGTCAAGAAAGGGTTTCACAGCTCCACGGGTACACGCCAGAAGTCAACGGTCTTCAAGCTTCGGTTCAACGAAGCCGGTAAGCACTGGGATACCTGGGGTTCTCCGGTCAAGCATCGCATTGGTGCCTGGGCTTTGGAAGCTATCACTCATGAAACTGGGTGGCTCAAGGTTTATCCCGTGGTCGTTGGCCCTAAGCGTCAGCAGAACCATGTGGAGTACGACAGGGCCTTTCTTGAGCTAAAAGACACCGTTCTTGCCCAGGCCGACAGCATGGCCTTCTGCCTGTGGCCCATGCTCTGTTCCCCCGTTGATTGGGAGCCGGATCAACCGGGTGGTTTCCTCATGGAGATCGTCCGTCAATCCATGCCCCTGGTGCGGGGGAAGTTTGGAAGGCGAGTAAAACAGAACGGGCAGGCTCTGACCTTTCTGAACAACCTGCAGCACGTTGCCTACCGGATCAACCCGGGGGTGATGGAGGTGGCCGACTGGGCCTTCGACAACTTCCGGACCATCGGCAAGTTCAGTCGAGAGCAAGCCAAGCCTGTGGATGAGGATGGGTATCCCTATGGAGATCCTGAGGAAGACCCTGAACGGTTCCGTAAATGGAAATCAGATCAGCGTCGGACCAGGGACTTCAACGCCCAGCTTCAGGCCAAGAACTGGCGTACTACCGAAACCATGTATGTGGCTAGGAAGTACAAGGATGAAGCTCGCTTCTACATCCCGTGGTCCTTCGACTACAGAGGACGTGTCTATCCACAGAGTGTGGGTCTTACCCCACAAGGGACGGACTTCGACAAGAGCCTCTTCCTCTTTGCTGAGGAGGGTCCAGTCAATGAGTACTGGTTGGCTTGGCATGTCGCTACCACTTACGGCTACGACAAGCTCAGTCACGATGACCGCGTTGCCTGGGCAAGGGAGAACACCGCATTGATCAGCCGTGTTGCTGAAGACCCCATTGGAAACCTCCAAGACTGGTCTGATGTCAGCGGTGAACCTTGGTGTTTCTTGGCTGCCTGCCTCGAATACCACTTATGTGTAATCACTGGTGTCAAAACCACTAGTGGCTTGCCTGTGGGTAAAGATGCCACCTGCTCCGGTTTGCAGCACCTTGCTGCCATGACCTTGGACGATACGGCTGGCTCTCAGGTCAACCTCCGTCGAACTGAGGTAGATGCCCCTAGCGATGGTTACAAGACCGTTGCTGAGGCAGCTATCCCCTTGCTCGATCCTGAGGTGCATGAGTACATCACGCGAGCAACGACCAAGCGAACGGTCATGACTGTGCCCTATGGGGTCAGCCGTGACAGTGCAAGGAAGTACATCCGTGAAGCACTTCGCACAGCGGGGATGGACATGTCTGTCCCTGGACGCCTGGGACCCATCGTTGATGCCATCTACCACAAGGCTGTTCCTGCCGTATTTGGCGGACCAGTGGCTGTGATGAGCTGGCTCCAGAGTTTGGTACCTGAGCTTCTGGAGAGAGGTGATGGGCAGGTCCAATGGACTACCCCCAGTGGGTTTGTGGTTCAGCAAGACATTCGTCATGCCGGCACCATTCCGATCAAAACCAAGCTGATGGGGACCACGATGGCCTGTTCTGTGGCCAATAGATGGTTGGGCCCTGATAAGGCTGGACATGTTGGGGCTATTGCTCCAAACCTTGTCCACAGCCTTGATGCCTCCCTGCTCCACATGACCTTTGCTCATTGGGACACGCCTTTCACAGTCATTCACGATTGTGCTTTGGCCAGGTCCTGTGACATTGATCGTCTGGACACGGAGATCCGACACCACTTCGCTGAGATGTATGAGGCATTGCCCCTCAAGGCATGGGCCGACCAGATGGGTGTTGAGATTCCCGACGGCATGATCGTTGGAGATCTGGACATCAGTCTTGTCAACGACTCTCCGTACTTCTTTTGTTGATCACTCACTTGCACTCCAACAGATGACCACTAGAACTGCACATGCCATCCAAGCCGAAATCGACTCTCTCCGCTCCAGTAAATGGAGTGGGGACTGTTCGGATTTTGACTATGTAGCTCTTCGCATTGAGGAGCTGGAGGACGAACTCAACGAGGTGCACACACAGCCTCGCCGCAACCACGTGAATTGGAGGGCTTGAAGCAAATGATGAGCGAAAACGCCACGCTTGTGGAACGGATCATGCATTATGTGCAGCACAATGAGGAACGAAAGGGCGAGGCTTTGGCCCACCTGGCTGACTATTTGGAGGAATGCTTCGCCTGGGAGCTGAGCTTTGAGGGCGAGCACCCTGAGGCGTAGGGGGGTCTTTATGCTGTTTGTGAATCCCACAACGGCACATGGCCCCGCTATCCAGCAGGGAGGCGTATCGCGCCTACCTCGTCGTTGAGGTGTTGCGAGCTACGGGGGAGCGAGAGTTCCCTCTTCAGCTGGCCTCCACCCTCCTATGGATTGGTGCCCACAACGGGTGCCTACAGCAGGATCTGGTGAAGGCCACGTCCATGAGCCCGTCTTCTGTCAGCAGGAACGTCTCGTGGCTGAGCAGCACCCACCGCCTGGGCAAGCCTGGCCTGGGCCTTGTCCGTAGAGAGCAGGACCAACTCGATTACAAGAGGTGGCGCCTGTGGTTGACCCCTAAGGGGGAGCAGCTGATTTCACTCATCGAACAGCACCTACTTGACCCGCTATGAGCAGCCCAATCACCTGGGGCCAAGCCCTTGATTACGTCTGGAAGATCCATTGGAAGCGGCTGGCATCAGCTCCTACCAATCGGATCAACGCAGGCCATATCACGGATTACTGTGGCCGATCACTTCCACTTAGCCGAATGGGGAAGGCGGGTTGGTGGATGGAGATGATCTCCGACCTCCAGGATGACCACCCCCAATGGTCCACCAGCACTGTGAATCGAGTCATCTCTGCTGGGACCACCGTGTTGAAGATCAGTGGCAGAGCTGGGTTGCACTCAGTTAAATGTCCTGATTTCTCTCGGCTTAAGGAGGGAGAGCATCGGTTGACCTACTTCACCAAGGAGCAGGTGGACAAGATGGCCCTATTGGCGGTGGAGATCTATGACCGCCGTGATTTGGCTGATGCCCTCTTGGTCAGTGCCTACACAGGCATTCGCCAAGGAGAGCTGCTGGCTTCCCGTGTCTGCGACATTGATCTAACGACAGACACCTTCTGGATTGGCGGCAAGCCGGGCCAGGAGACCAAGGGTAAAGAGGTTCGGGCTATCCCGATCCAAGACAAGATCCGTCCAATCCTGATTCACCGTTTGGAATCCAGAGATCCAAGCAGCTTGCTGTTTGGGGATGACTGGTCCAACAAAGACGCCCTGTATAGGTCGTTCAAAAAGGTGAGGGATTTAACAGGGCTGGGAGATGACTATGTGTGGCACAGCCTCCGCCATTCCTTCGGGACTTGGCTAGGGGAGGTGGCTCACCCGAGACAGATCCAAGCCCTCATGGGGCATAGGAACATCGAGACCACCTTGCGCTACTGCAAGGCTACGGACTCCGCGCTTAGATCGGCTGTGCAGGCCCTCTAGGCGCGACTAGGTACCCTCATAGGGGCTCCGACCAAGGCTCCTCACAGGACCTTCTAGGGGCCTCTCCTGGGCCAGACTCGTTGCTATCACTCACAAGTGACCACGATGAGGTAGCTTCAGGTACTAGTGGCACGTTGTGCCGTGGGAGTTCAAGTCTCCCCATCCGCATCACAGAACCCTTGCTACGGCAGGGGTTTTTTCATGAAAACCCGCTTCCACTAAGGAAATGACTAATCCACAGGATCTAGCGCAGTCCGAGATTGATCGTTTGGACGCTGAGGCTTATGCCGAGTTCCTCTCTGAAGGGGATCCAGAGCTTCCCGACTTCACCTTCCTCACCGATGAGGAGTGGGAGGACTACCTGCGCTCGCATCAAGAGTTTGATCTCTGATTTCCACTCAACCAACTACCCAACCACAATTCCAAATGGCTAACCGCTACGTCTTTGAAACCGTTCTGGACGGCTTCGTCAATGTGTACGAACCCTCCGGCAAATACAACAACTGCTGCTTCGCCTACAAGCTCCCTGGGGCTGTCCTGGAGCAGGCTGAAGCTGACCGTGAAGAGCTACTGAACTGGGCTCGAACCAAGGTCGATAACCCCAAGCGCGTTGCCCTCAATCCCGCCAAGTGGGATGAGCAGGGGGTCTGCAAGTTCTCCTATGGCGGTGACACCGGGCGCCCGTCGCCTGTGTTTGTCGATACCGATGGTCAGCCGATTGAAAAGGCCGTCCTGCGGGATCTCCGCAAGGGCACCAAGGTCAAGCTGATCGTCCAGCAATCCCCCTACACCAAGCCCGCAATGGGTACCACCCTCAAGGTGCTGGGTGTCCAGGTGATTGAGCTGGTCAGCGGCAATGGTGCTGTTGATAGCGGCGACCTGTCGGCTGAGGATGTTGCTGACATCTTTGGCAAGCAAGAGGGCTTCAAGGCAGCCAGCCCTGCCCCCCGTGATGCCCGCGAAGAGGACGACAGCTACGCCGACTTCTGACGATGGCTCTCTACCGCTCTGGTTTGGAAGAGCGGGTATCTAAGTTCTTTGATAAAGAAGGGGTCACTTACCTGTACGAAGCGGGCAAGTATGACTACCAGCTCACATCCAATTACACCCCCGACTTCTTTCTGAAGAACGGGGTGATCTTGGAGGTCAAAGGGTTTTACAAGCCCTCTGATCGACGGAAGATGCTGGCTATTAAGCAACAGCATCCTGAGTTAGATATTCGTTTTGTATTCCAACGTAATAACACACTGACTAAAGCTTCTAAAACCACCTATGGGGACTGGTGCGATAAGCACGGGTTCCCTTGGTGCATCTTTCCCAACATCCCACCATCATGGCTGAACGCGACTTGATTAAAGATTTGGCGATGAATCTCATCATGGCCTTGGACAAGTACTCCTCCCCCAATGACATCATTGAAGGGATTGAGGACGCCTTGGATGGCTATGAAGAACTGATCAACCTGTACCACCAATCCGCAAACAAATGACTGACACTTATAGCAAGTTCGGAACTGCTGAGTTCTACGCTTCGCAATTCGATGACATCCTTGCTGATGTTCAAGGTGATGATCCCAAGTATGGAGACGCCATTGTTGATGGGTTCTTGAAGTCCCTTAATGATTGGCGTACTTACCACCAAGACCAAATCAAAGAATATGACCGACTCGAACAGCGAGTTCGTCAGGCATGAGCCTTGCCCGAAATGTGGCAGCTCTGATGCTTTAGCCAGGTACACCAACGGATCAGCCTATTGCTTTTCCTGTGAGGGGTATCTGGCTGGAGATGGGCCGATCGATCCGCTTAATTTCCATCAAACCACCAGGAGGCAGATGATTTATGACGGCGAGATTGCTGCCATACGCAGCCGCAAGATCTCTGAAGAGACGTGCCGCAAGTTCAATGTTCGCATTGGCGAGGGTCCTACTCTCCGCTTCCCTTACTTCTCTAAGGATCGGGCTGTCGTTGCGTACAAAGAGCGCGGTACAGACAAAGACTTCCGCTGGGTTGGCCGCAACGATGACGCCCAGCTCTTCGGGCAGCAGTTATGGGGTAGTGGTAAGTCCCTGGTCATTACCGAGGGCGAGATTGATTGCCTATCGGTTTACCAGGCCCGTCCCACATGGCCTGTAGTTTCGATTCCCAATGGTGCTGCCTCAGCTAAGAAGTCTCTCCAGGCTCAACTGGATTGGCTGTTGGGGTTTGATGAGATCATCCTTTGCTTTGACAACGATGAGGCAGGAACCAAGGCGACTCAAGAGTGTGCCCAACTCTTCCCTCCCGATAAGGTCTTCCTTGCAAACCTTGGCCAATATAAGGATGCGTCAGAAGCACTTCAGGCGGGAGATGCTGACTCGATCAGACAGGCTGTATGGAATAAGCGTAGCTATTCTCCTCGTTCTATCGTTGCAGGTACTGACCTCTTTGATCTTGTATCAAAGCCCCTGCACGGAAAGGACGCCGACTACCCCTATGCGGGATTAAACGCTCTCACTTCGGGGTTGCGGCTGGGAGAGCTAGTGACCATGACAGCAGGTTCAGGAACGGGTAAGAGCACCCTCTGTGGTGAGATCTGCCAGTGTCTTGTGGATCAGGACTTCCCTGTTGGGTATATCGCCCTTGAGGAATCCGTTCAACGGACAGCCCTGCGTCTGATGACGGTTAAAGCAAACAAACCCCTCCACCTTAACAATGAGATCCCTGAAGATGAACTCCTCACAGCTTTTGAGTCTAGTGTCGGTTCTGGCCGTGTCTATCTACGTGATGGCTTTGGCAGTGTCGATCCCGACGTGATCCTCAACGACATTCGCTACTTGGTCAAGGCCAAGGGTGTTCGTTGGGTCATCTTGGATCACCTTTCGATCTTGTTGTCGGGTAATGAATCCGATGATGAACGGAAGCTGATCGACCGAACGATGACCAAGCTGAGGTCCTTTGTTGAAGAGACAGGGATAGGAATGATTCTCATCTCCCATCTCCGACGTGCTCATAACGACAAGGGACATGAGGATGGAGCTGCTGTATCACTCACACAGCTTCGGGGTAGCCACAGCATTGTCCAACTTAGCGATCTTGTGGTGGCTATCCAACGCAACATCACCTCAGGGGAAAACACCTCAGAGCTTGTTGTTCTAAAGAACCGATTTAACGGTCAGACAGGGCCTGCTGGCATCCTTACCTACAACAAGGAAACTGGACGCCTTACAGAGATTCCTCTGACTGGATCTTCCTCACCCAATAACCTTTCCTATGAAGATTTCTGAGAAACCAAGTCGGCTGGTCTTCTTTAAGAAAGAGGCTTGCCCTCCCTGCCAGCAGGTTTCCCTGCGACTGCTCAAGGTGTTTGAGGAGAACCCTGAGTATGCCAAACATGTAACCGTGCTGCAGAAAGAAAACCACCCAGAGCTTGTTGAGAAGTATGGATTGGAGATGTATCCAACCGTACTAATCATGGACAAGCATAACAATGAGATCTCTAGGAAGATTGGCATGAACAGTCTTTCTAAGGATTGGTGGTTAGAAGCCCTTACTGTTATCCACCGCCTAGAAACCAAATGAGACTAGTCTTTGACGTTGAGACAGATGGCCTCTTGCGGGGTCTTTCTGTTGTTCATTGTCTGGTGACCCATGACCTTGATACCAACGAGGTACGGAGGTATGACGATAGTGGAACCCGAGAGACTGTTACAACTGGGCTTAATTACCTAGCTGAGGCAGATGAACTTTGGGGCCATAACATCGTCGGTTATGACTTTGAGGCTATCAAAGAGATCTACCCCTTCTTTGAGCCTAAGGGCAAGGTCTATGACACCTTGATCCTGTCCCGCCTGCTGTTTACGGACATGTTGGATCGGGACTTCCGCCAACGTCCAGCCAATATGCCTGGCAACCTTTATGGTCGTCACAGCTTGGAGTCCTGGGGCTATCGCCTTGGGGTGCTCAAGAGTGAGTATGGCAAACAGCTAAATGGGGATTGGCATGTCTATACCCCAGAGATGCTGGAGTATTGCGCCCAAGACGTTGAGGTGTCAGTTGCACTAGCGAAACTCTTTGAGCCAAAGCTAGAGGAGTATGCCAAGGCTATTGACACGGAGCACAAGCTGGCAGCCCTAATGGCTTGGCAGGAGAGAGAGGGGTTCCCCTTCAACATCCGTAAAGCTCAGAAGCTAGAAGGCAGCCTGCGAAAGGAACTAGAGGCCATCTCAGACGAGATGAAATCGACGTTCACCTTTGTTGATGCTGGTCCCTTTATCCCAGCTCGTGATAACAGCACCAAGGGCTACTTCAAGGGGGTTGAGTTCAACAAACTCAAAGACTTCAACCCCACAAGCCGAGACCATATTGCTTGGGCTTTTCAAACCCACCGTGGTTGGGAGCCTACGGAGTTTACCGATACAGGTAGGCCCCGGATTGATGCAGATGTTCTCAAGGAAGTTGGCACTCCTGAGGCTTTGAAGTTTGCTCGCATCCTGGAATTACAGAAGCACCTTGGTCAGCTTAGTGAAGGCCAAAACGCCTGGCTTAAGAAGGTTGAAGGTGACGAACGGATCCATCACTCATGCATCTTGAACACCAACACGGGACGGATGGCTCACATGAAGCCAAACCTAGCCCAGGTGCCAACAGGTCATGAGTACAGGGAGCTTTTCCACGCAGGAGCAGGTCGTCTGTTGGTCTCTGCTGATGCTGCTGGTTTGGAGCTGAGATGCCTGGCCCATTACCTCGCCCGTTACGACGGTGGCAAGTTTGCCAAGGAGGTGGTGGAGGGGGATATCCACCAAGCAATGGCAGACATCTCAGGGGTCGATAGGAAGACCCAGAAGGGGGTTACTTACTGCCTGATCTATGGCGGTGGGGACATGAAGTTAGGGCTTACTGCAGGGGCTTCTAAGCATGATGCAGTGAGGCGTGGAAAGGAGCTGCGGAACCGATTGCTTACGGGTATTGAAGGTTTTGCAGACCTCGTGGCTGCTGTTCAACAGCGGGCTAAATCAGGAGTCCTAACAGCTCTAGATGGTAGGCCCATTCGCCTCCAGGGAAAGAGCCACGCAGCCCTTAACTATCTCCTTCAGTCCTGTGGAGCCATCCTGTGTAAAGCCTGGGTTCTTCGTGCTAACGAGTTAGCCAAAGAAGCAGGGATTGATTACTGGCCTGTTGAGTTTATCCATGACCAACAGAGCTGGTCCGTTGCTCCAGAGGATGTTGATAAGGCGCTCTTCTGTATAACTTCTGCTATTAAGGATGTTGAATCAGCTTACTCTTTTAGATCTCCGCTCGATTGTGATCCCAAATCGGGATCCACTTGGGCTGAAGTCCACTAAAACATGTAGAAAATGTGGAGTTAATAAGGAGCCTGAAGAGTTCCCGTTGTTCTCCACATCCGAGGCAGGACGAAAGAACACTTGCAAACAATGCAGCAGTGAGCTTTCAGCAGTGAGGAACCGCCTCAGGAAACAGCACCCAGCTCCTGGGCCTGGAACCTGTCCCGTCTGCCTCCTACATACCACTTCTTGGGTTCTCGATCACAACCATTTGACCGAGCACTTCAGGGGATATATCTGCAACAGCTGCAACCTAGGGTTTGGGAAGTTCAACGACGACCCCGAGACCCTGAAGAGGGCTGTTGCTTACCTTCTCACTTCCACTAAGCCAAATGAAAGCAAAAGCAGACTTGGGAAAAACCAAGTTCCAATCGAGAGCCAAGTTTAAGCACACCCACCAAGGCAACGGGACCAGATCCCTGCCTAAACAAAACCGCAAACTCCGCCGAGGCCAAGGTAAATGAAGACCAAGCTACTCATTGATGCTGATTACTTCCTGTACCGCAGTGCTAATGCTGCTGAGGAAGAGCATGAGTATGACCATGACTTCTGTGTCATTGTTGGTAACTTCAAGCGTGGTAAACAGATCTTTGAACAGGAGATCAAAGTCCTCACTA